TTTTTTCAAGTACTAATACACGTTTTCACGTGCTTAAAAGAATGGATAAACAACTTTCTATTTCCCACGCAAAAATTTTAATGGATAGATGCGTTTTCAACGTAAGCCGAGTTAAACCTTTTCTAGATAAAGTAGCAAAATATAGAAAGACTTGGAATGAAAGCCTTGGTAAATATATGGCAGAGCCTTATCACAATGAAGCCTCAAACTATGCAGATTGTTTCCAATATCTATCTCAGGCAGTAGGTCATTTAGAAGCGGCTGGCCAAATCACAGGTGCTTTAGAAAAGCATAGAAAAGCAGTTGATTCGCGTCATAAACGGGTCATATAGCACAAAAAATATTTAAATTACATAAGTTGCGTGCATTTTAAAATTTGAATGTCATAACTTGCTTATATGACGTCAGATAACGAAATCCGTAATGAATTTCAAGAGAATTATAAATACGCAAGAGATTACTGGGCACCATTCCAAAAAGATGCTCAAGTCTACACACTTGCAGCCTCTGGATATACCTGGAGCGATGATGAAAGAAAATCTCTCATCAAAGAAGGAAGAGAGCCACTTGAGTTAAATATTATTAGAAGACCTCTTCAATTCTTTTCTGGATATCTCAGAGACAATATCAATGAAATCATCTACTCCCCTGTTGAAGGATCAGATCAAAAAACTGCCGATCAATTCACTAAGCTCAGCTATTACATTTGGGATAAAGGTTTAGGCTTTCCAACCTTTTTAGACGCCTGCGACGAGACGTTTAAGTCAGGAATTTCCCTTTGTGGTATCCAGATGGACTATTCGAAGGATTTTATCAATGGCGACATATCCTTCTTCAAACGTACCTACAATGCTTTTTATCTCGATCCTACATTTGAAAATATCAATCTTTCAGATTGCTCATTTGCCATCACTCGCGATCTAGTAGGAAAACAATACGCAAAGCAACTAATGCCTTTCATAGATCCAAAAGAAATCGATGATCTATCCATGGGCTATAGAGATGATAAGTTTCTTCAATATCATCCTGAATTTACTACTTTCTCTCGCAATCGAAACCTGATTGCCTACGATCAATACTACAAAAGAATCACAAAGAAAAGAAAATTCCTTGTTGATTTGGATAGCTCTTATTACCGTGATATCACCGATCTATCCAGAGAAGAGAAAAAGAAACTTGAGTTTGGTATAGGTCGTCTTGCAGAGATGCGAAATGATGCCGAGATGCTTGAAATTGATAGGGATGACGTTCCCAATGTTGAGATTAGAGATGTGAATCGAAATTTTGTAGAACTGAATATTCTACTAAATGGGCAACGACTCTACTGCGGGGAAGATAAGACCGGTGTGAATCAAACTTATCCTTTCGTCCCAATCATTTGCTACATGGAACCATCTATTTGGATGCCTTCACAACGTATCCAAGGTATCGCATCCTGCAACTGGTCGGCTCAACGCCAATTCAATAAGCGCCACATGAAGATAGTCGATATGATGGACTCGGATATATCGACTGGCTTCAAGTATATGATTGGAGCCGTTGCAGATCCCTCGGATCTTCAGCAATCAGGCCAAAATAAGATCATCGGTATTGACCCTGAGCATGCGCCCCAAGGCATGGATTCTGTTCAACAGTTAAATGGAGGCGGCGCAAATCCTGCTTTAATCCAATATCAGCAAGTTTTAGATCAACTTACTCTAACTCTTTCCAATGTAAATGAAAGTACACTTGGAATAGATGAGAAAGGAAATACTCAAGTTTCAGGTCGACTTGCCCAAGTAAGAATTGCACAAGGTCTAAGAGGAAATAGAAAAGTATTCGATAACATTGAGACATCGCAACAGATTCTCGGTGGCCTAATCATGAAAGCCATTCAAACTCACTATCCTCCAGGAAAAGTTGAGAGAATTCTTGCTGAAAAGCCTACCGATCAATTTTACGACAAAGAATTTGAGCAATATGACGCTGTTATCAAAGAAGGCGTCAGATCCAAGTCTCAGAAAGATGCCTACTATTATGAGCTTGTCAATCTTAAGAAAGATGGAATTGTAAATGTTCCTCAAGAAGAAATAGTCCATGCCCTCTCTATGTCAGGCCTAAGCGACCTTGAAGAAGCCATGAAGAAGCAAGATGAGATGCTGGCTGCTCAATCTGCCCAAGATCAAGAGCTGAAAAAAGCTCAAATGAATCTATTGGTTGCTACCAAAGAAGAGAAAGAGGGACTTGCTTTCGAAAGACAGACAAGAGGTATTGGAAATCTTGCATTGAAAGACGAAAGAGAGTCAGAAGCGCAGCAAAATATTGCACAAGCCGCACTTGATAGAGCGAAAGCTATCACAGAGATTGCTTCCATGCATGAATCTAGGATTCTGAAGGTCCTTGAATTCGTAAATCAACTGGAATTGCAGGAAGCACAAGGTCGAGAAGCTCAAAAGACTCAGGTAAGTGCTCAAGCAGAATCTATAAATTCAGAGATTGAAGGCTCAAATGAGTTCAATCAAAAACAAGCAATGCAGCAACAAGCTGATACGCAACAAAACATAATGAAAGATGTCAGCCAAGGAGGTTGAATATGAAAGGAAGTATGCCAAAAGGCAAATTTATGGATAACGGGAAAGGCATGTGTTCTTATAGCAAGAACCCAATGTCTGCTGCAAGCCGAGTAAAGCCTGAGTGTGGTCCTGGTATGAATGCCGACCAATCAAAGGCCAATAAACTATTGCAGAAAGCTCATAAGGAAAAAGATTCACTCCGTGGAATGAGTGGAATGTAATGTCTGCTCTGCTGCAGGACCCAGAAAGTGGCTTGATTTTACCTCGACAATTTGTCGATGAAAAACAGGCACTGAAAAAGATAGTAGATGAATTGATCGATAAGGCTGTTCTCTCACTTCAGCACATTCGAGAAACCTATTACCTGTCTCTGCATGCAAAATTTGATAACTTAGATTCCTCAAAGTTTGTGATCAGCCAACCAGTTGCTTCATTTCGCTTACCTCCTTTTTCATCGAATCAGATGGTTTTTTGGGTAAGTAACAAGAAAGGGATATGCGAGCTTCTTTGGATGGTAACTCGAGGAGTCAATAAAAAATTAAAAGTCGAGTTTAATAAAACAGGTGTTGCCTACCTGCAAGCAAAGGGCGCTATGCCTTCGTAGGGGGTTAATCCTACGCTATAAATAACGGAGAAAAAATGGAAGAGGATGCCGTAGAGCCTCAAGCAGAACCAATAGAGGAGATTGTTGAACAGGCTATGCCTGAACAAGAAGCTCCTGAAGAACACGAGCCGGTTGAAAAACCTGACAAAACCATGATTCCCCTCTCAGTAGCTCAAAAGCTTAGAGAGAAGAAGAAGGAGTTGGAATTAGAGCTTCAGTGGGAAAAACAAGAAAGGCAAAGGTTGTTACAAGAAAGACAATCAGCTGCTCAGAAGCCACCAGAAGAGGATAATTCTCGTTTCGAATCTGCTACAAGAGAAGACTTGTCGAAATCTCAGGAAGAGATTGTTCGAATCGTTGAAGAAAAACGATGGATCAAGGAAAACCCTGAGAAGTATGAAAAAGTAAATGAATATTTACCAAAATTTTTGAAACAAAGACCTAATCTTGCTTCTGCAATTGACCAAGCAACAAATAGGTACGAAGAGGCATATACACTCATGGAAGCATTGACACCTAAGCAACAGAAAGAGCTAAAAGCTGCAGTATCGCAAAAAAAAGAGGCTCCAAATTCTCCTAATAGCATACCAAAGGCTGCCGCTCTCAATGAAGCCGTCGATCTCATGAATATGTCCGATTCCGAATTCGCTGCTTGGAGGGCAACTAAAAAGAAGCGTAGATAGGCATAAGGAAAATTATGTCAGTGACAACAACCTCGGGCTACGGTTCGATGTCGGATCGTTGGGCACATCGTGCACTTCTTCAGAGATCGAAACCTCGCTGCGTGCACAATCTTTTTGGACGTGCTTTTACACTTCCACAAAAGAATACAGATACAATGGCTTTCAGAAGACAAGAAAACTTGAATTCAGATCCCGTTGTACTCTCTCAAGATCAAGATCCAGCTCCAGAACAAGTACAAAAGTTCGATATTAACGTTACCATCCAAGAATTTGGTAAAGTGGTATTGCTTGGTCGAAAAGTTCTTCTCGTAGTAGAAGATGATACTGCTTCTGAAACAGCTGATAACCTTTCTCAGTGCATGCATACCATGCTTGATAAAGTTACACGTGATGTTTGGGATGCAAGCGTTCCTCAGATCACCTGTCTTAATGGTATCAATGGAAATGCAATCACCGAATTAACTCAGACAGATGTCAACCGAGCAATCCAATATCTCGATGACAATGATACTGAGAAAATGACCCCAACCATCGAAGGTACTTCACGTTTTGGTACAGGCCCTGTCGAAGCAGGTTTCTGGGTCACTGCGCATGTCAACCTTAAGCCAGATATTCGAAATCTTGATGCATTTGTTCCTACTTCCCAATATGGTTCTCAAGAACCTGTTCTTCAAGCGGAATTCGGCGCAACTGATGAAGCAAGATGGGTAACATCAACTCTCGTTAAAGTATCTGCCGCCAACCCTCCTGTATATAACAACACATTCGTCGGCGCTAATGCCTACGGTTATGTTGGCCTTGATGAAGTATCTACCGAAATGATCCTGAAGCCACTCGGTTTCAATGATTATTTAAATAGATTCCAATCTATGGGTTTCACAGCATGGTTTAACGCTGCAATCCTTGATGATTCGCATATCGTAACTTTGCTTTCTACTAAAGGATAAGAAAAATTATGTCAGATCTTTTTAATGGACAAACTTGCACAGAAGCTTACAAGTTTATTTCAGCGGGTACCGCTCACACATTTGATTTCAGCTGGCAGCCTGATAAAGTTACGTTTTACAATCTTTCTGATTGGACGGCAACTGCAGCGGGAAAGCCGATCTCTATATGGTTTAGAGGTCAAACAACGGCAGCTCATGCGTTTCAACAACAAGTTATTGACTCCTCTGCAGGAGCTTCTTTTAACTTCCTTGATACGACTACAAATGGCTTTACCGTTGCCGATACTGCTGGAGGCCAAGCCTCTTCCCATGCAACTATCAGTGGTATTACTCAGGCAGATCCTGGGGTAGTTACCCATAGCACTTTCACTTTCCAAACAAACCAAATTGTCAGATTGACAGATCTTGGCGAGACTGGAATATCTGATCGAGGTATGGGAGCTTTGAATAACAACCGATACAAGATTGTTGTTCTTAGCGCAACAACATTCTCGTTGAAAGATGTAATCACAGGTGAACCTATCGATACTACTGCAATGACTGCATATGTATCCGGTGGTCGTATCACGCTTGAAACACATGTTATCAGCTTGAATAACCCACAAGTAACACCCTACAGCAATCTCAATCCTTATGATCCAAACCCATTCCAATACGATCCAATTACGTATCGTTTGACAGCGGGAACTTCGGTCATGGGATCTGATGGCGATGAGTTCTTGATTGAAGTCATTAAGTACGGCCAAGTCATCGATCTAGGTGATTTACTTACTTAAAAACTTAAGAATAACGGTGGATGTAAAGCGGATTTACTTCCACCGTTTTGAATAACGAATGATGTAAAGCGGATTTACATGGGACAAATTCCAAGAAGAGCCAATATCTTAAATATCACAAATGCACTCCCCTGCATTGTGACAATTGATATTAACCCTGGAATTGTCACATCTGATTTTGTCAGACTTACCGATCTGAATGGGGCAATGCCTGTTCCACGTGGAGAGGATCCACTCAATAACTATAGATTCCAGATCATCTTAACGAGTGATACAACTTTTTCGATTCATGATCCAATCACTCATAAACCAATAGACTCCACAACATATCCTCCGTATGTTGAGGGAGGTTTTTGCAACTTAATTGAAAGAAATTATATATATTACAACGATGGAGACAACAATGGCTAAACATACACATGTCGCTCAAAGATCCGATGACGTAATGGACTCTTCACTAAAAGAGACCGAGGCAGGAAAAATTCCGATCGAAGAAATGCCCCTCGAAACCATTAGAGACTATCGTCTATACAATGAAGAAGCTAGAAAGATTAATAAAAAGCTCAAGGTCAATCGCTACCCAATCAAGCAGTGTCCAGTAGAGCTTCATCCAAAACAAAGAGTAAAGATCGATACGACCGATGGCACTCGTAATCCAATACCTGTTTTCATCAGCAACCATCTAATTCATTTCGATGAAAAGCTTGTGCCTGGGCGAATCTATGATTTACCTGAATGCATAATTTCTTATCTGTCTGAGAAGGGGAACCCCATCTGGGGATGGGTAACCCTTCCAGATGGTTCGAAAGAAACAAGGGCCATTGATAAAAAACCTAGGTTTTCATTAACGACCATCTATCAGGAAAGCTAAAATGGCCAGATTCGTTCAAGATGTACTAGATCTAGCAAGGGTTGCTATTGGAAGAAGGAATGAAAATGATCCCGATTCAAGTGACGATCTCTTGCTAAGAATGCTAAATGACTTTGTAAGTTTATCCATGCCAAACGATACAAAGCTATTCGAAAGTTTTGGCACTCTTTCTTTTGTCATCGATGAAACGAATACCACAGGCGTCTACACTTTTAATGATGTAGGCGCAAGTGATCAATTCATGAATATATCTCAAGAAGCTTTCATTTCACTTCTTGATCCAGTCAATAACTCAGTTTCTTGGAATCAATTGCCCATCTTTCAAGATCCAGGCCAATTCTTCTTAATTTGGGGAATAAATAACGAAGAAATCCTTATCCCTGGATATCCCACCAATCTCCTCTATTATGGCAATGAATTCACCTTTAGAACGATTCCAAATACATCGTATCTAGTGAAGATCTACGGCTATAAGAAGAATCCAGATTATCCAGATGCAGATCAACCTATTCAATTTGATTACTGGCTTCGATATCTAGCCTACGGAATAGCGGTAAACTATGCTCGAGATTATCGATATGATCCTCAAGCAAGAGCTCAGATTGAAGCGACTTTCAATAGCGAGAGAAAACTACAATTAACCCACGCGCACAATCAAGCAAAAATGTCGCGCAGTATGCCGAGGTTTTAAATGCCATTAAAAAAAGGTTCAAGCAAGAAGACGATTAGTCAGAATATTCGCACTGAAATGGAAGCAGGAAAGCCTCAAAAACAGAGTATTGCAATAGCTATGAGCGTAGCTGGCAAATCTAAAAAGAAGAAAGGAAAGAAATAATGCTGGAATTGATTCCAAATGAAGATAAGACAGCTATTCAGTTTAACTTCAAAGAAATTTTCACTGATAAGCAGGAATATATTACAGCATTTGACTTAGATGAAGCAGAAATGATAGGCCAGGGAATTCTTGCTCTGGTCCAAGAATTACTAAAAAAGGAAGAAGGCAATGGTTAAGAAGATGGCCCCAAAAGGCAAAAAAGTTAGAGGCTGTAATTATGTTGCAGCTGATGAAGAATACGATAAAAAGACTCGTAAGAAAGAAGATAAGAGCATGAAAACTGCAGGCATGGAAGTTCTCTTGAAAAAAGCTGAGAAAGAAGAAGGATATTCTAAAAAGCCTCAAGTGAAACCTGCGAAGAAAAAAGCTAAAATTACTCACGGTCAGAAAAAGGCATATTAATGGCTAAGAAATTCATACAAGAAGCTATAAAAAAACCTGGAGCCTTACGAAAATCCCTTAAGATTAAGAAAGGTGAAAAGATTCCTGAGAAAAAGCTAGAAGCTGCTGCAAAAAAACCTGGCAAGCTGGGTCAAAGGGCAAGATTTGCCGAAACATTGAAGAAAATGAGGAAATAAAATGCCTTGGAATTCGACAGCACCTCTTGGATCTGTTTCAGTAAAAGCTAATCGTACTATTTTGCAACAGAACACAACTTACATTGAAACGACAATGGGAAATAGTGTTGTAGGCACCAATACTGTTGCAACAAGAGATCATTTCTGGAATGTAGGATCTAATGAAGATGGTCGTCATCGTTTCATACAATCTCAGGCATTTACTGTTGGAGGAAATCCCGCTGATCCTGTCATAGGAACAGGGATGGATTCAGTTTTGTATGCGAAAACTACCAATGGCCGCGTTGAATGGTTTCATAGAAATGCAGCTGGTATTTATCAATTCATTCCATCCTACAAGACTGGAACCGTCAATATCACTTCAGCTGCCACTTATGTAACAGTAACCGATATTCCAGCCAATTGCTGGGGACAAATATTCTTCTTCTTAGATGCAACTCCTAATATCAGCTCAAGCGGGGTTGTCAGCTCAAATGGAACAATTACAAAAGGTTGGTCAACTCGTGTTCGTTCTGATTCATCTGGACTTGATGAGTATGCCTTAGAACTTAGAAATAATGGAGCCGTTGATCTGAATATTTTCGTTAGACGTGGCGATTCCAGCAGCTCTTTCAATGGAATATGGCGCTATAGATTGATGTATTGGGCATTTTAATGGACGTATACGAGATTACATCTGTAGGAAATCCTCAAGGATATGTAACAGGAGTTTCTAGAGCTGGTGTTAATTACCTTCAGCCTGTCGACTCATTTCAAAATATTGTAAATGGATTCATCTATCGCCAAGTTTTGCAATCTAGAAAAGGCGTAGGCTTTTTTGCACCGAGACTTGCAGGTCAAACTAGAGTTTTTGGAATATTCGAACATACTCTTCCCGATTCATCCAAAGAATTATTGGTTTTTGACCAAAACTTCTTATACAAGTTCAACACCAGTACGGGCATTTTCGATCCGATTCCATTTGCAGGAAGTATGGCTGCGTACACTGGTTTTAACATAAGCGCAAAAGACCTATACATTTCAGGGACTTCCTATCCAACAGCCACTAATACTCCACGCTTTGTTTTCACTGGGGAGGGCATTACTCCTAATGGCGCAGGATCTTCCATATTCTTCTATAATGGGACCGATGTAAGAGACTTTACAAGTGTTGTAGATAATCCAAATTATGCGCCACCACCAGGAGGAGCTTTAACTTCTGCAAGCTATGTTCTTTGGTTCAATGAAAGATTGAACTTCATTGTCCCTGTCATAGCAGGAATAGAATATAACCAAGGTGTCTTGTATTCGGGCATTCGTACGGCTTCTGGAAATGGAGATAAATTCAACGTTCCTGGATCAGGCCTATTCCAAGCCGATACTTATCAAACAATCACCGGAGCGTCAATTCTGGGCCAAATTATAGTCCTTAACTTCAATAGAATGGCCTATACGCTAGAAAAGACTCGAGATGCTTTCAATCCATACTTTGGAAGGGCAGTTCCAGGAGTACTTGGTACCAACGCTAAATTCTCCGCCGTTTCTTGGAATGATAGAGTAGAATCAATGGGTAAGACAGGGATTCTCAGCTGCGATGGAAGACAGAATCTGAAAGCAGATAATAAGATTCCTCTTTTTACCTTTGATGACATGGATCAAGTCGACTTCAATCTGACCTATGGTGGCTTTGATAGGATCAACAATCAATTCTTATGGGCATACAAAGATTCTGTCTCTGATAGCCTAACTCAAAATAGAGTCTTGGTCGGAAACTATGAAGAGAAATCTTGGTCAGTATATGACCAAAGATTCAGTGTTTTTGGTCAAACTGATCTTGGATTAAATCTAACATGGGATGAGATCGATGAAACGACCGGAAATGAAAGCTGGGCTCAATGGGACACTACTGAAGAGATCTGGGATAGAATAGGTTTAGGGAAAGCTGTACAAAAAACTCTTGCTGGAGATGATCTAGGATTTATTTATGAGCTGAATCAAGATTACGATGACTATTTCAGCGATATATCAGCAATTGTAGCGGGTGCAACAACTACGTTGACAATATCGGCCTCAGGAATATTGGCAGGCGATAAAGTCACTATCGAAAATGTCGGTGGAATGGTTGAACTCAATAATTACAATCCTGAAACCGAAGAAATGCTCGAGCCCTATATAGTTTTAACGGCCACACCTACGAGTGTGACAATCAATGTAGACTCCACTTTATTTACGGCCTATACAACTGGTGGAAGTATATCGAAGGTTATTAGCTTTTCAGCCGAAACAATTCCCTTCAATCCTTATCGATCGCAAGGACGAAGATGCTTTGTCTCTCATGTCGAATTCTTGATAAATACCAATGGTGGAAATCTTAGAGTTAGCGTCTACGCCGATCAACAAGAAACTGCCTTTAAAGACAAAATACTTTTGCTTCCTACGACTACCAACCAAAGCTGTGAATGGATCACAATGACGGTCGATCAGGAAGCAAATTTCATAACTTTCCTTTTAGAACAAGAAAGCCCTGGTGTACAATTGCAATTAACGTCGATGCGCATTCACTGCGCACCTGGAGGGTTCACAAGTGCCTAGTATTCCCGAGACATTCAATATTGGCGATAGAGACAATCTAACACTCGAAGATCTCCTTGTCCTTCTTCAAAGAATGTATACCGATTTGGCTGTCGCAGTAAATGCAAAGCCAGATCTATTTGAGAGACCAACTGATGGTCAAACAACAGATACTTTCTTGGCAAATGGATCAATAAATATCAATACGACCACTTTAAAAGTAGAGATGCTAACCCAGCATACAAATCCAACGACTGTCGTTTGGACTCAATTGAGCTAAGGAGTACATATGGACCCAATAACCGCAACATTAGTCGCAGCAGGAATTGGCGCTGCAGGCTCTGCCGCAAGCGGCTATCTATCTGGAGCAGGCAGTGCTAGAAAAGAAACCAAGATGGAGAAGACCAAGAGAAAGCTAGTCGATCAGCTAATAGCATCGCTTGGAGGTAATGGTCCATTCTCAGATCTTTATAACTTCGATGAAAATGTATTCAATAAATCATTTGTAGAGCCTGCTCAAGCTAAGTTCCGCAATCAAATTGCACCTCAAATTCAACAACAGTACATACAATATGGACAACAAAGGGGAACTGGTCTTGATGACACATTAACTCGAGCAGGAGTGGACCTAGATGCAGAACTGAATAAATTTATGTATCAAGCTCAGCAAGATGCAATGAATCGTAAACAGAACACGATAGGAGGTATTCTTAACTCCGGAAGCGGTGCGCAAAATACTCCGAGCGCTGGACAGGATATAATGTCTGGCCTTGGAGGCTTTATAGCAAGCGATAAATTTTCTGATTCGGTAAACGATATTCTAAAACAATATATGAAGCCACAATATGGCCAGCAGCCTACAAGACCAGGCTATGAACCACAATATGGTGCAGGAGGTTACATTGGCTAATCCAAATCCATTCGAAATAGGCAGACAAGTTGGAAATAACTTCGCGAAATCTTTTCGAGAGACTCGTGATCAAAGTACTATCGAAAGAATACTCTCACAAGCCCAAGATAGTGGTGATCCTGCTGTGCTGCAGAAAAGCATCGGCCAAATTCTTTCGAATGTCTCTCCAGAAAGACAGCCGCTTGCCTTGCAGTATATCCAAAAGTCATACGAGAATGTGGTAAATAGGAAGAAAGAAGAACAGGCTAAGAAGGCTGCTGAAGAAGGTGGCTATACCTATGGAGCACCTTCAGTGGTTCAAACAGCTCAAGTCAAAGCACGTGAAAAAGCAAAAGCTTTAAGCCAATATGGAATTGGAGGAGAACCACAATCAGGACAAATACCTACCGGAAACTCTCCAAATACAAATCAATCACCTAATCAACCCCAGCCTAAAACATTCGAGGATCTTTTAAATAATTCTTCAAAGGACAAGCTCATTCAAATGACAGGATCTCCCTATAGGGAAGTTTCTGAACCTGCTAAAGCCACTCTAAAAAAAAGAGAAGAAGAAGAAATTTTAAAATCTGCTCAAGAAAAACAAAATCGGAAAGAACAAATCGAGTTTCATAAAGAGACTGCGAAATATGATGAGGAACTTCTTAAAAATACCCAAATTGCAAAAAAGCAATTGGACACTATATCCGATGTAGAAAAATCTATTAAATCTGGTAAAGTCTCTCCTTTTTCTGTAGCCAATATTTTTAAAGGGCTTGGCCCTCTTGGCGATAAATTTGCAGAAGCTATGATCAATAACGATCAAGCAACAATCTTAGCCTCGATCCCTCAATTACTGGAAGGATGGAAACAAATCTTTGGGGTTAGGCTCTCTGATGCAGATTTACGACTTCTTCAAGACAAACTGCCCTCGATAGGTAAATCTCCCGAAGCCAACTTAGCAATTACCAAGATTATGAAAAAATATGGTGGTCTTACACTTCTGAGACAACAAATAGCAAAAGATATTAAAGAAAAGAATGGCGGACTGCGTCCACTAGGTTATGTGGACAAAATCGAAGAAAGATTTGATCAGATGACAAAACCAATCAAAATTATTAATCCTTCAACTGGCAATGAAATTGAAATACCAGCTTATCAACTCTCTAATGCGCTAGAAAGTGGAGCTATACTTGCTCCAGAAAAGGCATCACCATGAGTTTTGATTTTGGATTATATGACTATGCAGATCAAACCTCTCCAAAAGAAGAGAAGAAAGCAGTTAAAGAAGTATCAAAAAAGCCTGAAGCCTTTGATTTTGATATGTATGAAGAATATATCTCGGCTCCTCAGGAAGAAAGTACATTGTCAAATGCTTTCCGAACTCTTTATCAAATTCCGTCAGGTATCGCACAAGCTGTAACTTATCCTGCAGATTTGATATCAATGATCGCTGCTGGAGAATCATTAGATCCTGAAGAAATTGAACATATCAAAATGGTTTCTGAAAGAGCCGGAATCCCATTTGATGAAGAAAAATATCGTGAAGCAGTCCAAACAGCTCAAGGAACATTCCCAACCCAAAGTAATATCGAACAAGCTATTGAAGAAAGAACAGGCGCTCCACTCACTCCTAAAACTCGCCTCCAAAAAGGTCTTAAATTCGCCTCTACTGCCGGAAAAATAGCTCCCACTCCCTCTACATTCCGAGGTTTAAATACAGCTCTTCCTAAGACTGCTATTGGTGCTGGATTAGGCGCTATTAAAGAAACAGGGCAAGAGCTTGGGCTCCCAGAGCCCGTTGCTGAACTTGGATCATTCCTGGCATTGAAACAATTGCCTAAAGGATCTCCTTCCGTTTCAATCGGAAAACAAAGAGGACCTGGTGGATTGCCAGAAAGAAGATATGAAAAACTTACTAGTGAAACTCAAGTTTCTGCAAATCGTCATGATATTATAAATAAAAAGATCGAGAAGGACTTCAAAGAAATCTCTGATAAACTAATTCAGGAAAGTCCTATATCGGAAACGTACAATGCTTTAGAAAAAGATGCTTCATTCCAACAGAAAGTTGACGATACTTTTAGAGAAGTTGAAAGTCTTGCTGATGAAATATCAGGTTCATTTTCATCCGAAGAAATCAAAAGAGGCATCGCAAAGAAATATCAGGCCAAAGAATCTAAAGGCATCACTCCTACTGAAGCCGAAAAAGATTACAATAAATTCATGAAAGGATACCTAAAAGAAATACCTTCTAAAAATCTGACTGCTCGTCAACTCGTAGATCAATATAGGAAAAATAATAAATCTCTAGGAGAGATCTATGAATCTGGTAAATCTGTTGGCTTCAACAATGCCAAGAAGGATTCACTCTTGGATTACAATCGAGCACTAGCAGAAATCATTGAAGAGAAATACCCCAACACTGAATTTTCGAATCTTTTCAAAGATACCAATAAGAAGTGGACAGAGATATATGACTCACAATACATGAATAAAGTGATTGATGACATTTTCAAAGAAGGAGTCAATTTCGATAAAGGCCGTAAGTTCTTTACTCAGAGGTCAAGAGAGGTATTCACTCGTGCATTAGGCAAAGAGAATATGCCACACTTTGAAAGACTGATGAAAGACTTCATGAGTAAAGAAAAAGTTCATGGGCTTCTTAAGAGAGCGAAAGATCTTGGCTTTTCAGATTTTGTAAAGATGGGAGCTACTTATTTAGTAGAACCTCATATTGCTATTGCCAAGTTTGCCTATGGAAATACAAAGAGAGCACTACAGACTCTTTTGGACAAGCCTCAGCTATCAATCATTTGGGATGAAGGCATTCAAGCGGCAAAGAAAGGCGACTTTAAGACAGCTCAGACTAAGATTGCACAAGTTGATCAGATTGTAAAGGCCTCAACTGAACAGCGTGATCAAGCGATGAAGAAGTTCAATGAAAAGGTTAGAGAAAATAGCAAGAAAGCACAAGCTATTCCAATCAAGGCTGAGAAGGTAAAAACCCCAAATCAATTATCGCATGCTAATGATACTGTGAAAGCTCTTGAAAATAGGCCTAGTGTGCAAGGAAAGAGGAAAGAAGAATCGCGCTAATCAACCAGTAATCCGAAATAAAATATTCCCCAAAAAGCTATAAATCCACCAAAGACGACAACTGAGATAAATCCTTCCATTATTTTTCACCCTCTTTAGCCAGTTCTACTGGCAGGATATTCTTCATAAGAAGAACTGTTTTTATTATGGCTACGTCTTTTTCAATTGCAATAAATCTCTCATCCATCTTCACAAATCTTTCATCTATATGACTGAACTTAGCATCGGTCCAATAGAAATTACCTACTAATAGAGTGACTATTGCAAGTCCAATTCCGTTATCTTTAAACCAATTTCTTTTTTCCATATAATAGATATTAACGGATTGATTTATTTATGTCAAACATCAATGTCATCTTTAGTTAATTTTAAATTTAAACAAAAAGGATAATGAACAAAAGTTCTCTTTGATATAAAATAATCCTTTCCCCACTTCTCCCCTTCAGAATCAACTCTTGAAAAGCAAATCAAAGTCTCATTTTCCCCATCCAATCTCCAACCTTGCGCCTGCATCTTTGCCTTTATCTGAATCTTCCACTCTTCTTCGCTATCGCAAAACTTCATTTAGATTTTTTACTAATCCTTTCATATAATTCATTTTCCATTGTTCCAAATTTTATGAATATAGTTCCATCAGCTCTGTAACTAAGTTGTGGATCTGTGAATGCATGTGTATTTTTGTATAAATCCACAAACGAATGGAATATTTTAGAAGCAAAAAGAAGAACCCTAATCCATTCTGAATTATCTCCATTTAATGATCCAGCATTCCATCCCTCTACCATTATTGAATACATTTTTGTTGGTTGCCAGTCTGAGGGAATAACTCTATGATTACTTTCAATTTCAAATACACTCATTTCTTTTGAATTTCCTTCTTAGATTCTTTATATGTAAGATTTCGTTCTCGATCGCGTTTGGCAGCACAAAGATAGCAACGAATATGATTAACAGCTCTTTTTTCGAATTCCTTCCCACATCCTGGGCAAATAAATGTTTTATCCAAAGGAACTTTCATATCTCGATATCTTCACTATAGTTTTCGGAGAAAAGTATCCAGATCCAGCAATGTAGAATCGTTCATCAGATTGGGATTCAATTAAAGTCAGAAGTTCTGAATACTTTTCCATCGGCATATCGAATATCTCGATAGCATATCCATTCTTTAGCATGACATCGGTTCGGCTCTTAAGTTTTGGATTCATTGTCTTCTTCCTTATCATCCCACATGGTATTTATCATCTCTAAAAGAACACCTTTATCTGATCCCAAAGATTTATAAAGAGTAATCAATACCCAAGAGACGGCTACACAATTTTCAAAAGCTGAATGCCCATCGCATTGCATAAAAATATTATCAATTAATTCATTAGTAGAATTTGCATCATTATCACTAATTCTTCTCGCTTTATTCTTCATTTCGGCGGCTCCGGTAATGGCATCCAGTGAGTTATCCCCAGAAGTGAGTATGGACCACATATCCAATGATTCCCATTTGGAAATTTTCTATTAGCAGCTATTTCATAATATGGAGAATTATCATCTCTCATGCGATTTCCATCCCAAACAAGAACATATTTTCCTTCTTCAGGCAATCGGTCTTCAACACTTATCCAATTCATATTTTTCCTAAATGGTCACAAAACAAGGCAAAACGTCGATATTTTTGGTCATTTTCCAATCCTCACTAATTTAAAACCTTGTCGGCCATCATCGGTATGAGTTAAATGGGTAAATCCTTCTTTCTTACAAAGTTTGATTAAGTATGTTAAGACATCGCTGGAAAGCCAGCCGCGGATTAGTGCGTAGTCTTCAAAGACTTCAACAGAATATTCGGGGGTTTCTATTTTGTCTTTATTCATCTTCTTTTATTCAGGTATCATCGACGTACAATAAGGACAAATCCAATGATCACCCATTGAGGTGCTTTTTATCATAACCGAAGCGCAACTGGGACATCTTTCCAAGAGCGTAGATTTTGGGTCATCTCTATCTTTTGTCAATTTATCCCAGTCCGACTGTAATTTTTTTAGATCTTCATTCATGTACTTGTTTTTATTCCTATCATGATTACAGTGGACGTAAACATCGAAAGAAATTGCTCCACCATTCATACTCCTATCAAAATCTTTGCATTGATAGCAGAGTTCATTATCTATAGATCCGTCTTCATTTTTCATAATATTTGTTTAAATCTATCGATCACGTCTGATAATTGTTACTTATGTATCTTTCTTTTTTCCAAAAAAATCTAATACAGAATCCGGAGCAGGAGTAGACCATAATATTCTTAAGTCTTCCACGGAAATTCCAGTAGCACAGCAAGTACAGACTATTTTTCCATCTTTATTCCTACAACTTTTAGCGAGTCGTCCACATTCACACATTTCATCGGTAATTGAAGTCATTTTTGTACCCATTACTTCATGCCTTCAGGTTTGGGAATTTTGCCGATAGATCCAATAAATGCTTTAGCTAGATCCATATAAATATCAGGAAATTTTTCTTTGCACTCTGACAATTTGATCAATTCATTATCAGGTCCATTAGGCCTTACGCGAAAATACCCAGTCAAATGATCCGGAAAACTTATTTCTTGCCATTTCTGAGGATTGCACAAATCTTTTGAGAAATAATGGTCTGCAAATGGCATAGGTATGTAATATTGTTCAATTCTAATGGCTACATAAAGATCGCCTTTTCTTTCACACAAGACCTTCTTTCCAATCTCCGGAGGATCTGTTATGCAATCTCTCCATTTATTGTTGATTTTCATTTACTCACCTTTTCATCATCAATTTTTTTCCATCTAAATGAAAGTCTAGATAGATCAAAACATCTTAAAAGATATTTATCTTTAGAGCAGTCAAATATAACGCAGGCATCTGGCTGGATAGTTCGTATATCTACATATGATCTTTTAGGTTTAACAGGAACAAGACTCACTATGAGAGATCGATCTTTAGAATGATTTGCTAGTGTTATGATCTCATTGTCAATGATTTGATAAGTAAATTTATGCTCAGTCATCGATCACTATTCTCTTCAAGAAGTCTATGAAAACGAATCAAAGGTCCTCCAATAATCGATATTTTTCCTAATTCTTTAGGTTGTGAAAGATCAGAAGAGGGATAAAAATAGACTGGTAAAAAATCCGAATATTTATTTAGCTTTAGAAATTCACTCTCAGTTATAAAAACATCGATATTCTCTTTTCCGCGACCACTATCCATAAATACAGAATCTCTTTTATTCATCATCTCTTCTTTTCATTGTAACGACAAATTGCTTTTCTAAAATATCCACAAAAGTCTTTGCAAAATCATCAGGCATAGCATTCGGATAGTCTTGACGATTAAACTTGAATCCATCTTTAGAAATTTCTATTAACCATTTACCTTTGTCTACACAAAAAATTATTTTAGAATCAGTATTTTCTGTAATTTTTACGTCAAAAGCTTCTTTTTCCATTTATTTCTTATTCTTCTCCTCTAAAGCACATAGCCTTCCATGGAAATCTTTGATTTCTTTTTGGATAGCATCAAGAATACTCATGACTTGACTAATATCAGCTCGTGACTCGGTCCTATTCCATATGAATAATCCAAATACTCCGATGAAGAATAATGCAAATTGTGTCCAGTCCATAACTTTCCCCAATGTCTATCTATACTGATGTAAATTCTCTGGCCCATTTAGCCTTTAATCGATCCCACTCCAACTTTCCAAGACAATACATAGGCTCATTCTCTTTTGCCCATTCTTCGGCCTCTTTTTTAGTTGAAAACACAGTGCAAAAAGGTGGAATTCCCTTTCTTCTGAATAGAACTCGCCAAGATTCAGAACCGTCTTTGTTTCTTCTTACGTATATCGTTGCCATAATCACTTTCTTGATTAACAATCATGGTGCATATATCTCCAAAAGTCAATAGCCTTATCAATATATCACTTCACTTGTATGAAATAAACTGATATGCCATAATCACTGGCAATTCAATCGATAATGAGATGCCTAGGCCAGAAGGGAAAACGAAGGGAAGTCGTCGAAAACTAACAGAATCGTCCTTTTTTAAGGCTATAATTTTAAAGATGAGTCTAATGTCGTCTTTATTATGATCGTTTAATTTTGGCCTATTTCCGTTTGAAATTCGGCCATATCAAACATCGAATGCAAATCAAAAAGGCAATTCTGTCTCATCAAACACGCTTGCCGATGGTTGAACTTCCCTAGGGGCCTCCTGAGGAACTGGCTTACCCTTCTCCCAAGAGCGTCGCTCGAGAAATGCCTTTATATCGGCTTCTAGGAACCTACTGTCCTGGATAAACGCAGGGAAATACTCCCTTTTTCCTCCACTCTTAATCCCCAGGGAAACCACGCTCCAAAACTCCCCACCATTTTGGCTCTTTTTCCGCACATAAGCCACCCTATATTTCCCTTCCAGGCATAGGTATACGAGCTCTTTGATATATTCGTCCTCTGGGAACGCCGAGTGAGAAATGAATTCTATTGAAGGCATAACAATTAAACCTCTCGCTTTAGTTTATTTTTACTTAAAATGCCGTTGCATTTGTTTATCCATAATAATCTTTGTGATTTTATCTTTGAACTTAGTGTCATTGAAAGCCACGAACTCCGGATCCCAGGCTGTCCCAGACATTTTCTCAAAGAGCATCCCTTTCACATCCTTCTTACGATCATGATACACCCTGCACACCCATCCTGTAACGGAAAATCCGTATATTTTTTCTAGGGAAACACCATATTCAGCATTGATCTTTTCCCTCTCCATAACCCTATTAATGCTGCTCACATTCCAGCTTACGATGGTTTTTACCCAATTTTTTATTGGTCTTACTCTCCCACCCCAGGTCATGGCTTGTTTGACAATCTCTCGAATTGTCTCGAGATCTGGCCTAGCCAAAAGACATGTTTGTAGCTCTTTTTCGTTTAGGTAGACATCGCCGTAGATATGTGTACGAGCTGTTTTCCTCAGCGACTTGGCTTTAGACTTCCGTTTGTCCGAAGAAAGATCATCAATCAGATCGTCATCTGGGGAGGAAGCTGCAATCGGTGTATCTAGATGATGATCTTTCTTAATTCTCTTATTCTTATATTCTTGATTGTGGTGGTCAGTTGGTGGTCTGTTGGTGGTCAGTTGGTGGTTTTGTTGGTGGTCAGTTTCAGAAATAATGTCCCACGACCACTCGTAGATTGTAAATTTGTTGGGGGTTTTGTTGGTTGCTTTTTTGAGTATTTTTAGATTTTCCCATCTAAACTGCTGGGTTCTTACCTCGTTTTCTGTTAATCCTGTCTCTTCAGAACATATCTTTCTCCCAAATACAAATTGTAAAGGCTGAAGCTGGATCAAGATGTCTCCATGTTCCCAAATTTTAGGTTCTTTTGAGCAACGACTAAAGCACCAAGTAATGAATGCGCAATTTTTCGGGTTCTTAAGGAGACCTTCTTTACGAAAATAATTAGGGTACCATGAGAAGGAAGATGGGATCTTAGACATTAGCAGCCTTAAAAATGTTGAGCTTTTTATTCGGCGATGCTAATATAGATTCGTCTGTGGAATTATAGTAGCATCTAAAAACGCTCCGACTAGTAATCGGGGCGTTTTCTTTTTCTACAGGCACATTAACACAATCTTTACAATTTACACCAACAGAAATAACCCCTCCCTTCCTCGATAACAGGTTTTACATATATGTATGAATCAGGTCCATCGGTTGTACGTATAATTTTCTTCATCTCAAGGAAAGCTATGATGGTCTTAAAGTAAGAAGGTTGATCTTCATGATATTTGACTATTCTTCCTTTAAGGTAGGAATCACAAATAGTGTCCACCAGATCCTTACATATGAATCCATAGGATCTAAGCCTGGAAGAGCATTTATCACAGATGAAGAAGTGAACGTGTTTCTTCATTTGATAAGATAGATCATGAATGTTTTTTCAGATTCCATATAGGTGAGAAGATGTATCTTGAATAAGGATATGATCTGATTCCGGAATAAAGTAGGAGTTGTATTGAACTCCTTTCTTATAAGAGCCTTCTTGACTCTGACAGAATCTGTATTCTCTCTAAATTTCCAAAGAAGAATATAGGTATATGCGGCGTTTGGACAAATTGTTAAGACTTCTAGGAGGTACTTTTCACAAGGATAATTCTGATATTCCATCTTCTCCTTTTGCTTTATATGGGAAGAAGCGCTAAATTTTCTTTGTCAGAAATATTTGTAACCAAAAGACAGTCAGTCTTCTAGAGCGTCTCGCCGAAATCGAGGCGCTCTTTTAATTCATAATATTTTTTTATTTTATATGCTAATGAAAAGTTTATATTTTAACGTTCCAAGAGACTGAAGATATCTGTTCTTCTTTCTTTTTTCTCTCAATATGTTCCTCTATATCAGTCTGTAGATGAGTTTCTATCGCTTTCTTATCCAACTCAGTTACCCAATCATATAAAGTTACCAACCCGCCAGTTGCCTTCTCAATTTTGAAAGCCAAACGAATCGAAGGCGAACTCTTACCTTTGACTAACAACCCCAAGTTGTTAGGGGTAGTTCCGATTTTCTTGGCAAATCCCCTTTGAGTTATGCAGTTGTGTTTCAGATATCTCTCTAATTTATTCACAAAATATACCTTCCTTTTGTTATTTGTATCGTTTTATATTGACTTTAAATCAACAGAAATGATAATCTGAATATCGTAAATCAATACAACTATTAAATCAATGGAGAATCAAAATATGTACCTATATGAAATGATAACCAATCTAGAAAAAGTAAGTGACGCATTATCTAAGATGGCAAATGAAGAAAAGGATAACGATCCAAAATTCATAGAGCATCTTGAATCTATAAGCTGGGAAATGCACAAATATGCTAACGAATTGAAAGTCATGGAAGATGAATACATAGATATTCCAAACGCGTGCACATGCGCAACGGGATGCTTCAAATGTCTTGGCATGTCGATGCGAGACTTCCTATAACACAAAAAATAAGTGAAAATTTAAATTACAACAAAAAGGAGAGTATATGACTCAAATTGAAAATCTATCAAATCTGCCGGAGACTAGTCCACAATTTGATATAGTTATGAAAAATTTAGCAAAAGCCAAAAAAGAAATGGGATCAACTGTTAAAAAGGATTCAAAAAATCCATTCCATAAATCTACTTATGCAAGTTTATCAGCTCACTTAGACTTATGTGAAAATGTTCTGGATAAGAACGGGTTGATACTTTTGCATACCATTAATGGGTCATATGAAAAAGCTATCTTGATAGCTTCTCTATATCATGTTGAGAGCGGACAATGGATTAAATCCTACCTTCCGTTACCAAATCCGAAAAATGACAGTCAAGGATTAGGTGCGTCCATTACTTATATGAGAAGATATTCCATAAATTCGATGTTAGGACTATCTGCAGAGGATGATGATGGGGAAACAAATTCAGTACGTGCAACTAAAAAAGAAACTGACTTGCCTAAAAAAATATCAAGTCAACAGGTCTCATCTTTAAAAAAGCTTGAGATCAAGTTAAACGAGGATCTCAAGAAGAAAATGGGTGAAAGATTGAAAAAATCATATCAATCGGAACGATTTGAGGATATTCCTGAAGAGGAATTCTTGAAAGTTTATGCTGCTTATGAGAATTCAATCAAATATCAAGATCAACAGAAAGTTGAACTAGCACAAGGATAAACCAACTGAGCATATAATAACGAATTTCTCGGCCTTGATCCGCTCTGAGGAGCTGGCCGAGCTTAAATCAGATGAGCTTATAACACAAGAGAAAAATTATGAGAAAAGTCCAGTTAGAACAAGGATCACCAGAATGGCACCAATGGAGAAAAAGCCTACTCACCTCTACAGATGCCCCCATGTTGTTAGGAGTATCTCCCTACGTAACTCCGTTTAAAGGATGGCAAAGAAAGCTTAGTCTCGTAGAAGAGCAACAAGAAACGGAAGCAATGAGAAGAGGAAGGAGAGATGAACCTATTGCTCGTGAAATCTTCAATAGAAGATCCGGACTTAAGATGGAATCCTGTGTTATCGAAAGTTCAAAATACAATTTCATAGGCGCCTCTCTCGACGGAATAAGTTCTTGTGACCGTTATCTATTGGAAGTTAAGAGCAATAACTCTGAATGGCACAATCTCGTCGCCACAAAGAAGCAAATTCCTGAATTCCATATGTATCAAGTGCAACACGCTTTACTCTCTTCCGATAATCAAGCGGAAAAAGCCTATTATGGCAGCTATCACGAAGAAGAATTAGCTATAGTAGAAGTTTTTCCCGATATGGCTTGGTATTCGGTATATCTAGAAAAAGCACGTGAGTTTTGGAAAAAAGTCGTCATGTTCGATCCACCTCCACTTTCTGATAAAGACTACATAAATAGATCATCCGATGAGAAATGGATCGACTTATCTAGCAAATATGAGAAGGTCAATGACGAAATAAAGAGACTTGAAAAGGAGAAAGAATCCTATAAGAACTCTCTAATTGAGATTGCCGAATCGCAAAGCTCTTGTGGAAATGGCATTAAATTAATTAAGAAAAATACAAAAGGAAGGATAGACTATGACGCTATCTTGTCACTGAGTGAAGTCGACACAATATTGAAGCAGAACCAAATCGATTTGGAGAAGTTCAGAAAACCTACGACATCTTCGTGGACGATTCTGGTGGACTCAAAATAAATAATTTTGCATTGTGAGAATATGAAAATAATAATTTTACTCTGTCTTCTCACATCATGCACCTATTCAATTACCATGGTCCATACGGATGGATCGGCATCGGATGTCGTTGATGAAACAGCTACCAATACTCCTTCTACATCTCTATCCATTCCTGGAGTTGGACTATGATATTCCCTCCTGAACTTTTGGAATGCCTTAGCAAGATTTTCAAAAAGCATTTTGGAAAGATTATGGTTTTAATTCTTGTGGCAGCGTATCTTCTGATAAATTTGATATGTTATTTCAACATGAGATCAATGTGATGACTATTTACGAATGTCCAGATATGCAAGTCCCTTGCGAGGAATATGCCTACATAATCGCGAACGATTTTCACTGCACCTACGTCTATAGATTTAGAGTTGTAGTGATTTACAGCATTTTTGATGATAGGAGCAATGTCTACGTAATAGAATTGGAAAATTCCAATACTGATGAATATACGGCTTGCGAAATAGTGAATCTCATAGAGCCTCTTTCTTTAGAGAGGGCTCAAAAATCTTTTCCTGATTTCAGATTCACTGAAAAAAACTATGGTTTTTGATCAGCATCTCTTTGACTTCTAGATTTATAGTCAGGTTGAGAAAAGATCAATTTAGCCAGTTCTTCATCATTCGTTGGAATCGACGAAACTCTAGTTTTAAGAGCTGGTAACCATTGTCCTTTTAGACGCTCAAAACATTTTTCATACTTATGCATTAAAATATATTCAATGCGTCTCATAATATCTTCCAAGAAGAATTCCTCAGAAACATCATTCATTATGACTTTTTTCTGAATTTCGCTTAAGATCAAGACCTCTTTATCATCAATTGAAATTTTCATTTTTTTTCCTTAACAGGCTAAATGACCTGAGACAAATGTTCTCAAATTACCGCTCGTAGTTCCACTAACATCATCTACTTTTCCACCACTATCTGTTGTTGCAATGGTAAATGTAGCGGTATCTGCTGCATCCATATCGGCCAATACTGACATATTCATACTACAAGCTGCAGTAGATCCAGGCGAAAGAATAGCTGTATTGTTATATGTTCTATTTGATGTAACTATTCTTGCATTAGCTGCCGAGATAACAGTTCCACCAACAATCAAAATTGAGAATTGCAGAAAATATCTTCCAGTAACTGGAGCTGTGAAAGTTCCAGAAGCTAAAGTAAAATCTCCATTCTGATCAAAAACTTCATTATCAGGAATTACGGTATAAACAGTTCCATCTCCTGTAACGTTTGTAATTGTTGTATCAACATAGGCTAAAAATGCTGGTTGAAGAGGAAAGTTTATCTCACCTGTATTCTGAATTACCTGAGTATCATTTGTTCCTAGTATATTGGCCCAAGATATCTTATAAGCATCACTCGCGCTATTATCTAATCCTGTTGACCATTCGCCTACTCCATCAACTGCATATCTTAGATATGGATCATCTGCAGTTCCGCCACCAACCCTAAGCTGTAAATTTATCCCAGATCCTGCGGTATTATTGGTATTTTTAAATACCTGTGCTCCCTGCGCACCACTTGAAGCATATGTTACAGTCAAATTGCCTACAGCAGACATATGAAGAACTTCCGAGGTGCCTAAAGTCGCAGAAGCAGATAAAGAGAATTCATCTGTTGCGCTATTATCTAATCCCCATGTCCATGCCTGTCCACCAGATACTTCAGCTTTATAATACGCATCTCCGCCACTCGATCCAGCGACTTGGGTGTCTACATAAGCATCAGATGAACCCGAATTGACTGTATGTTTAACAATTACACCAAAAGGCGTACCAGATAATCCGGAAAGAAATGTCGGAAGAAGAGCTGTAGGATCAATTTCAAAAAATGGATTCGTGCCTAATGCCGCCCCCAACTCCATCTTTAACTTATCTGAATCTGAATTATCAATACCCATGGTCCAATTAGTTACACCAGAAACCGTCCATGTAGAGAGGGGATCTCCAGCACTGCTTCCTCCAACTGTAACGGAAGAAATGGCATTCGAAGAAGCTGTATTCGATGAATTGGTTACTAAATGGGTATTGTTACCTCCAGGATTTGAAGATCCAACAGTTCGGCTGGGACCTTCAGGCAAGACAACTTGTGTTGTAGTATTAATTGCTGAGTTTTGAAGAAATGTTAGGCCGCCATAAGTTATTGAACCTGCTCCAGTAATTGCATTAGTATTTGAACTTCCAATTTCACTTTCTGATATTGAAGCTGAAGAGCTTATTGAAATTGCTGATGCTGTATCAGAAATAAAACGTGATTTTGAAATTATACTTGTTCCTGAACCTCCAATTGTAAGAGCAGTTACATTTAATCCAGAGAATTGAAAATTAGAAAAAATAGAATTGATTCCACCAGTACCAGAAGATGTGATCGGATTTGCAAAAGAACTTTGTCTAAACTGAAATTGACCTGCACTAATAGTGCTAGCAGTTACACTTGATCCTGTATTTTGGAATCTGCATAAATCTATGTTTATGATACCTGATCCAGAGGCAGTAAAATAGGCAATTCCTGTAGTGTCAAGATCGGCGCCACATTTTGTAAAAGTAAGAATAGAAGATGCAGAAGAGCTAGTATATGAAATAGCATTATTATTTGATGCTTCAATAAAACATTCAATCAAATTTATTACAGTTGCAGATGAACCGGTAACAGCTAGACAAAAATCAGAATTAGTTTTTAATCTTATCCCAGACAATGAAGCTGTACCAGCAAAAGTTGCTGTACATTTTCCGACTATAGTCACATTTGGAGTTAATGAATCGGCTATATATGCGACTAGATTCACTCCAGATTTTAATGTTAGATTTTCAGTATAAGTTCCTGGACGAATGAAGATCGTATCTCCTGAAGAGGCACTTGTAAGAGCAGAAGCGATCGTTATATGTGTACATCCATCCGAATAATTGGCAGAAACTATCCACTTAGCTGTTCCGAAATTATTATCTGCGGTTTTTAAAGGCATTTAGAATATCCATCCTCCTGTTGCATCAACTCCATTCCATTCGGTACCCGAAGATCGGTATCTAAGCGTAAGAGAATCTCCTCTTGCTCCTGAAGTAATAGATCCAGCGGCAGCCGTAACATTTGTCCCTAGACGAATAACTTGTCCGGCATTCGCTGTAATGGTCACTGTACTTGTTGTATCAGCGTAAATAATCACCATCTCTCCTTGTGAGGGAGCAGCTGGTAATGTCATAGCAAAATTACCTGTGACAAAATACCCGTTATCACTTGCCACTGTAGTACTTGAACCTTGATCTGTAAATACTACACTATTTATTGTTAATGTAGATCCAGAGCCTGAAGTTGTAACTCCAGGTCCCCCCAATATATTCCAATTGCCAGCTGTTGGGCTAAGTGCGCCTCCGGAATCGCCAGTAATAGTCTGGCCTATTCCAGTTCCACTTGTGGAAACGAATCCATTGGCATCAACTGTAAATTTTGCAGAATCGAAGTTTGCTAAACCAACTTTAGTGGCGTCGGTTGCAGCAATTGCTTGAGATTTCTGTACATTGACAGTAAGAGTGCTTACTGCTCCAGAGGTATTTACTGGAGAAGTTCCAGCAGCCGTTGATGCTCCAAAAATATTCCAATTTCCTGCCGTAGGTGACAAAGCCCCTCCGCTTTGTCCTGTGATTGTATTAGGAATAGCAGTTCCTAAAGTAGTCACAAAGCCATTCGTGTCTACGGTAAACTTAGTATTATCAAATGAGGACATACCAGCATTATTTATGCTACTGGCAACTTGAGCAGAAGAAGTCTGAGCAATAAGAGAAACTGTATTGGCCACAGTTCCATTGCTTCGAAGAGGAGCCCCAGATGGAGTAGTAATCGATCCAAGAATTGAAAGAACACCACCTGAAGTAGGCGATACAGGACCGCCGACATTAGTTTGAATGCTTAATGTTGGTGTAGGAGCTGAAAGTAGTGACACAAATCCATTAGCATCTACTGAGAATTCGGTTGAATTAAATGCTGATAGACCGATATTTGCTGCATTGGTGCTAGCAATAGCTTGAGAAATCTGAACTTGCGTTGTAACTGTATTTCCAGCGGCTACAGTTCTAACAGGATTTGATCCTGCTGCAACAACGGCACCTAAAATATTTAACTGATTCCCAATCGGTACTGCAAAGCCTACGTTTCCATTGAATTGGGTCGGAATCTGCGGATGATTGCCTTCGATATCTATTATTGATACTTGGCTCAAGGGGTTACCTCCGGCAATTTCAGCTTGTCTAGGATCATGAAGATTGCTTCAAATTTCTTATCGCCAATCATTATGTCTTTTCTCATAATGCGAAGCTCTTTCAATAGCCCTTCGACATCAACTGTATGGCTTTCAAGCTTCTCATCTAAATGGCGGAGCAATGGATCTTGTGGTGGAGGACGAGAATTAATCTCATCTTTATGTTTTTGAAAAGATTTTCTGGTCCATTCAATGAGTTCATTCATTGCTTTTGCAGATGCATGATGTAGCTCAACCGATTTCCTGGCTTCTTCGCGTACGTCATTTTCAAATTCTTTGATTTTTCCCATAAAGAAAGCATCGCTTTGAATCTTTAAATGAATCGCCTGCGACATTTCATTCATTATATAAGCATTTCTCTCATTTATGATCTGCTGATCATAAATTTGCCTATCTACTTTTTGGACAAATTCGTTGAATCTTTCTTCAAAGTTTTGGAATTTGATTCCGAGATCCGTTTGAAAAGAATGTAATACAGCATAGTTTTCAAGCGCTTCTTCGTGCACTTCATGGATGGATTCTCTCAATTCATTTATGGTCTGGAAAATAGAGCTCAAAGAATCGTTGTAATTCTTTATCTCCTGTTGAACCAGAAGCTCAAATTGCTTTGCCAGGTCATTCTTTTTTAACATTAATATAGGCACTCAATCCATACATCGCCTGCAACAGGAGCTGTATTTTGCTTTACGTAAAATTGCGTACCCACAGCCAAGACGAACTTGTCGTCAAACTGTGGATTAATATTGGATTGAACGTCATAGAGCTTGTAGCTACCTGCTGCAACAAACATATGACCTGCTGCCACAGTATTATCTATGGCAAAGATCATATCGCCTTGAGTGTTGTTAGTGATGCAAAATGCTCTAACTGGATTTTCTAGAGGAGTACCGACAGCTGCATAAGTTCCGGAAATTCCTCCGAAAGCCAATGATCTTAACGGCTCAAAAAATGCTCTTGGTCCCATCACTTTACCTCTGGATCTACATCCTGTTTTCTTTGTGCTTCCATAACTTGGATTTGCTCTTTATGAGCCGCAACCATTCGATCGACCATCAACCCTTTCATTTCCATGAGAAAATCATGAAATACACCTATTGCCATATCATTATCGCAAAAAATTCTTGCTTTTTGGCATTTGCTTTCAAACATTTGTACGGGCTTATTTTCCATATGTCTCCTGGGGGTTTTTCCTAAAGAAATACACCCCCTTTCACTAATTAATCAATAAAAATTAGGTTTGACGTACAATTACGTAGTCAAAAGTCGAAACGTCAGTTACTGCAGCAGCTCCTAGAGCTGTGAAAGAAGCAATTGTAAATGAAGCTCCAGCACTAATTGTAGTGATCGGGAAGCCAAGAGCAGGCGATCCATTTAAAGCAGATCTTGTTACAAAAATCCTGTCTCCTGCTGCAATATTTGTATTTGCCACTGTCACAGTACCTGCAACAAGTGTTGCTCTACCGATAAAGTCGGTGACGGCACCGCCATTCATAGAGATCTTTGTTGCAACTGCAGTTAAGTTGACATCACCTGTTAGGTTAATACCACCAGAACCAGCTTGGATTGTTGTAGCAGATGTGGTATTGGTCGATCCCAATGTCACGGCATTTGCTCCAGCACCTGTGGCAATATTCACCGTCTTACCACCAGTGGAATTAGCCACGTTAATTGTCTGGGCTCCTGTACCGCCCGCAATTGTCATTGTACCAGTTTGAGCACCAGAACCACCGATTGCTATAGTACCAGTCGTCATGGCATCACCAATTGCAACAGAACCACCAGTTTGAGTATTGGCGATTGTTATTACGTTGGCGCCTGTTCCACCTATTGCAATCGTTTTTACAACGGCCGCTCCCGTACCAATGTTAATTGCGGTAGCGGAGGCATCTGTGCTTATTCCTATAGCGCCAGTACCGGTATTGACTGTAAGAGCTCCCCCTACTGTGGTTAATGAGCTAGCACCTGATCCAGCGTTCAACACTAGATTTGTGGCTCCTGTAGCATTGCCGATAGTGATTGTCTTTGCTGCTGCATCTGCACCAATATTAATAGCGCCTGTTCCAGTTACAAGTCCCCACGATCCATTTGTTGTGGTCCAAAGATTTGCACCTGTACCGCTATTATGGACTATGGCAGTTGCGCCAGTGATATTACCGATAGTGATTGTCTTTGCTGCTGCATCAGTACCTATACCTATGGCCCCTGTGCCTGTATTCAAGGCAAATGTTCCATTAGTAGTGGTGTAGGTAGAGCCACCGGTTCCAGTGTTGATATTGACAGCTGTAGCACCTGTCACGTTTCCTACAGTAACGGTATGAGCAATGGCATTTGTTCCAACATTGATTGCGCCGGTACCTGAATCAATCGTTACGGATGTTGCACCTGTTGAGTTACCAATCGATATCGCGTGTGCTGCTGCATCAATACCGATCTGTATAGCGCCTGTTCCCGATCTAAGAGCAAGAGTTGAATTGGTTGTTGTCCATATAGAACCACCAGTTCCAGCATTTACGTTTACTGCAGTCGCACCAGTTACGTTACCTATAGTGATCGTCTTTGCTATAGCTGTACCAATGGTAATAGCACCTGTACCAGAATCGATCGCGACCGCTGTTGCGCCTGTCTGATTTCCAATTGATATATTATGGGCAATAGCATTTGTACCAATATTTAGAGCACCAGTACCGGCATCCAACACAAGAGATGTTGCGCCTGTTGAGTTACCAATCGTTATTGTTCTAGCTGCAGCTCCAGTACCAATATTGATGGCTTGTGAATCGGCATCATTACCAATACCAATTGCACCAGCAGAGCTATTCAATTCCAGAACACCATCTGCATCTAAGAGCATGGTGTCATCAGAATTCAATATGATATCGCCAGTACCGGTAGTGGTCACTGTAAAATGACCTGTACCTGTATTTACAGCTACAGCAGTACCAGCAGTTACGTTACCGATAGTTATTGTTCTTGCTGCAGCTCCAGTACCAATATTTACTGCGGCTGTATCTGCATCCGACGCTAGATTAAGCGCTGTTCCTGCGGTTAGAATTGTTGCGCTCCCATTTAATGATGTTAGACCGGTAACACCAAGAGTCCCCGAAATTGTTACGTTTGTAAAGGATGCTGGGCCACCTGCTGCAATAACTTGAGCAAGTTTTAAAGGGGTAATGGCTGTATTATCATTGACTCCAGCTACTGCCTCGGCAGTCGTTGCAAGTTGTCCAATACCAGAAACAGTCTCGGACCAAGCCGGTGCGCCTGCAATAGCCAGATTATCCGCATAAAATTTAGTAGCTACTGGATAGGCGATTGAAGATGTGCCTTCTGTAAGGAATACACTTCCTTCGACAGTTGCACTAGCGGATGGGACTAAGCCACCTACAGCACTGGCAAGAGTGGCAGGGCTTATATAGAGCTGCTCTGAAACTCCAGCTGCGGCTTCCACATCATTTGCCGCTCTGACTTGTCCAGTCCAATTTTGATTAGATTGTTTTCCATTATATGAATTTGGTCTTGCAAACTTTGGCATATTTTTTCTCCGTATGCTCAATCAATTTAAACTTTAAAATGTCAATAAGAATATTCGCGTGCTAGCAAAATTTGACAAAGTTGAAAGAAAAGTGAATAATGAAGTAATGAAATAGGAGTTCTATGGAGTGGGCACAAGTTTTCACAATTGTTGGAGTAAATATCGCTCTGATAGCAGCTCTCGCCACCCTAATCGTTTGGGTGGTAAATAAATTGGATGCTGATGTGAAATCAATTGGAAATCGATTAGATGGACATGCTATGCGAATTGATCAGCTTTACAAAATGTTTGTGGATCTTCTTAAGGAAAGGAAATAGTGGAAGAAGAAAAACGACATAAAACTACCACTTTTCATATCTCTGATCATCTTCATACTGAACTTAAGATGATGGCTCTCCTTACCAAAAAAAGTATGGGTGAATTCATTCGTATTGCTATATGTGAAAAAATTTCACAACTAAAAAAAGGATCCCATAATGTGCGGTGAATGTAATTGGCCAATAAACATTAAAGATAAAAATACGAAGAAAATTATTTCCTCTGATATACCTAGCAATAAAAAGGAAATTCTAGGTTATGCAAGAGATCCCATGTCCCATTTGCGGGAAGATGTTTCAAAAGAAATGCCACAATCACAAAAGATGCCTTGAGTGCTCAATCTTGGTTAATCATGAGCAAAACCGATTAAGCAGCTTGCATAAAAGGCAAAAATCTGCAAATTGTAAGAAAAAGATCAAAGAAATGGAATCCAAAGGCATCTGATTATGCAACCAGTTAAACTCTCTTCAAGTGGTAGTTATCAAGGAAATTTGATAGTTGACGACGACGAAGATGATGAAGAGGAAGAGGTATCCGAAAAAAAATCGAGCAAAACAGTAGAGTTTGATTATATCAGAATAATGAAAGAAACCCGTGGACTTATCTCAGATAGAGATATCGATAAAATATCTGATGTAAAAACACTTCAGGAAATCATTAAATTACAAAAGAATCTTATAATCTCTGACAGCTCTAAAGCCAGAGAGCTAAAACAGAATATAGAGGATCTTAGGATCCAATCACAAAATGCATTAAAGAATGCCACACTTCTGCAATCTTCTCAAAACATTCGGATAAACGTTGATAATCGTCGCGATTTTACAGATCTAAATCGTGGAAATTACCTTTCAACTGCAGCTAGAGTTGGATCATTAATACTTGCAATAGTCATGGGAGTCATCTCAGTGGTTTGTATTTTCATATGATTTTTATGCCAACACCAAGAATTGATTTCACGAATACTCCAGGAGAAGGTCTTCTTAGAATTGTTGGAGCCTTCAACGGAGTTGAACTCGCAAAATTGCGGCTAACGAATAAAAAAATATTTGATTTCATAAATTTACACGAGAACTTTTTGTATGAAAGATGCATGATGCATGAATACAAAAAAGCTTATAAAAAAAATGTCATCCCTCTTATACCTAGAATTGACTGGAAAAACGTATATATCATGACAGATCAATTTATGGTCACTAAGAAAAGAGGCTTGGAATATCGAGAAATCATCATTTATAAAAAAAACTTCGAGATAGTTGAACAAGTCTTTTTTCTAATCGAACTTTCATTATCTCTAGTTACCGGTTTTGTAAATATTGGAAAAGTAGCCTCCTTAGGGTGGTCAGCTTCTCGTCAATTAATCCATAATTGGCTATCCCAAAATCCTGGTAATACCGTTATGGATGCCTTGAAAGCTCTTGGAATGACCACTCAAGCCCCAGTTACAATAGATTTTCATTACTGAAGAGGAAAAATGAGCACGAAAACCGATTACAACAACAGTGAACCCTACATCAAAGAATTTCATCAAGATGTCCAAAGTATGCATCAGATAAATGAGTTTTCTCAGTCTGTCGCTATAGAAGCGCAAAATGCGTTAAAAACTTCGTTAATTGATTTTGAAACAGCTAATGCTAATATAAAAAAAAAATACGAGAAAGAACTTGCTTGCCGAGAAAAAACAATAAAAATAATGGCATTAGCTATTTTTATTCTCAGTGGATGTGTGATTGCCTTGGCTTCGAAAGTGTTCTCACAAAGATGAAAAAAATATGACTTCTGTACCTATACAATTAGAATCTTCACCCACGATGATCTTGGATGTTGAACATGCATTTGGACCATTGAAAGTTTTCACTGACGGAAAAAACAATTTTGTGTTGTTTAATGCTTTTTATCTTCTAGGTGAAAAGTTTGCAGAAATGCAGGCCGAATATGGCCAAAGACTTCAAACTGGAAATGAATCGATATATTCAATGTTAACAGATCTAAATGAAAAACATACTTTTTTCCAAAAAGCTCAAGATAGAATTGGAGAAGATTTTAAGAAACAGGCAACAGTCATAAAAATAGCTCTAGTGATAGTGACTATCATAGCAGTTATTTTAGCCTCAGCCTTAGCCCTTGTCCTACTCCTATAACTTTACAAAAACCATTTACAAAGCTATCAAAACATATGTCAACCGAATTAATTGCAAGAGTTCAAAGTGAATTTCCTCACAGATCGAATCCTGATTACGCTTTTTATCCTGAAAAATATGCAAAAGAAGAAGAATCTTATCGAGCAAGATTAGTTGACGAGATGGCAAGAGAGAATATAGAAACGAATAACGCTCTTCCAGAGGAAAAGCCTAGTTTTTGGGAAGAACATTTCTTGAATAAAGATAGTGATACTAAAGATAAATGGGTAAAAGTAGCTCTCGTTGTAGCAGCCATTTTCCTAATCATAATCGTCTGTTTAATCGTTGGTGCATTAGTGGTCTAGCTATGCCTAGTATTGAAGTAATGATTCCTGTCGTCACTGTAAGCGAAGCCAATGGAGGCAGGAAAAGAAAGCTTAAATTTTTAGATCAGACAATATATAAGGGTGAGCATTGGACAGATAAACACAAAAGGCATAAAAAGCAGAAAGCCATTGTTAGATATTTTCTGAATCCAATGCAGTCCCTTTTATCAATCCCCTGCCATGTCCACCTTACCCGACATGCGCCTAATAAATTGAATAAGCACGACAATCTTCCAATGTCTCTAAAATATATTGTCGATGCAGTTTGTGAAGTTATAACACAAGATTTCAGACCTGGAAGGGCCGACGATTCCGATGATATTTCAATAAGCTATCACCAAGTTGTATCAAAACAATATTGGGTGAACATAAAAATCGACATGTAAAGCAGATTTACATCAGATTGAGATAAGTGCCTTTACAGATATTTTTCTCTAGAATTTCCAGTCGCTCAGCCAACTCTAGATAATTTTTCGTAAGAGATGTATGGCGAGCATAGAGACTTTTTCTTACCTTTTCATTACTCTCTCTCAAACGTGCCACTTCAAGTTTAAGAAGTTCTGCTTCATCTTGCTGTAAAAAATCTAGTTGAATCATAATCTTACGAGTTGTTGATATCGGAATATACTATCACAAAATGTGATTTTCTACACAGTAAAAGGAGTAAGTATGGATGCATGTAAAGCCGCTTTACAATGTTCTAGACTAGTAAGCTGTAATTGCGGATTTTGCTCAGCCATTCATCATGGCCCCTATGGTGTGCTTTTCACCTTTCCTCTAACCATCGATCACTCATGCAAATTAATGACCTTGTATCACAAAGAATTTGGATATGACATGTGCGATGCAGAGATTGCTCATGAATACAATGTAGCCCTATGTCTTACCACGAAAGAGCTATCAAAGAAATGGAGAGCCTATCTAAAAATAGACAAATAAAATATATATTTATGGAAAGAAGTTTTTAGGAGTCGCAATTGGATAAAGAAGAAAAAACAGTCGATAAAAGAAAAAAAGCCCGTGAAAAAATAAAGCAGATACGCAATAAAGCCTACGATGTCGAAACAGTTATTGAGCATCTCATGGAATGGGTCGAAGAAGAGAGTTCCATAAACTTTGCAAACTTCTGTTTCCTATATGGAATACATCCTCAGACTATTTGGAGATGGCAAAAACAGCATCCCGAATTTGATGAGGCCTATACCCTAGCTAAGTTGAAATTAGCTGAAAGAAGAGAAAGACAAGTGAATGCTGAGATGATCAATTATGGATCATTTATGCGATATCAAAGTGGATATGATGCTTTCCTATTGAAAGATGAGGATGAGGCCAAAGACAAAGATGCTAAGAGAAGAAAAGGAATTGCTGAAAGTGAACAAGCAAATCTCGTTCTTCTTGCAAAACTTGCGGCTGACGGTAAGATTTCCCAGAAAGATTGATGTCAATTATCTCTCAAAAATGGCGATTGAATAATCTCTATCGAATCATTGATCGAAACTCAAATTCTATTCCCTTTCGACTAAATCCGGTCCAAGAAAATGTATTGGAAAATATCCATACACGCAACTTGATTTTAAAAGCCCGTCAATTGGGAATGTCGACATTTGCCGTGATCTATCTATTAGATGAAACTCTCTTCAGAGAGAATTTATCTAGCGGTATCGTTTCATATGCTTTGGAGCATGCTCAACATATATTCAAAAGGATTATTGGCCATGCTTTGGATACTCTTCCAACAGAAATCAAGGATTTTACTCGAGTGGTTCAAAGATCTTCTCGAGAGATTACCTTTAACAATGGAAGTTCTTTACGTGTCGATACAACTCTTAGGGGTGGTTCTTATCCTCTGGTACTTGTTTCAGAATTCGGTAAAACTTGCGCAAGAAATCCGCAAAAAGCCGAAGAAGTAATAACAGGAACTTTGCAAGCTGTACCCAAGAATGGAAAAGTAATTATAGAAAGCACAGGTGAAGGCAATGAAGGATATTTTGCTGAAATGGTTATGGCGGCGGCTCGTCGTGGCAACGATGATCTTTCTTATCTTGATTACAAATTGTTTTTTTACAGCTGGCTGGAAGAAGCTTCATATGTGCTTAACGAAAAAGTCAATTACGACACCTCCCTAACTGACTACTTCAAAAGAATAGAAAAGGAATCAAATAAGGAGATCACTCAACCACAAAAGAATTGGTATGCAGTACAGAAAACTCTTCTTGGAGACAAAATTCAACAAGAATTTCCTAGCACTGTAGCCGAAGCTTTCCTCTCTTCTTCTGATGCATTTTATTTCGCCGAAGGTATAGAAAAAGCATATCAAACAAATCGATGCTTATATACGGCACTTTATGATGCCCTTTTACCTCTCTATGTCGCCATGGATATTGGAGTAAATGACCTGACAGTCATGGCATTTTTCCAGCTCGCCCATGGCGAGATCCGCGTGATTGACTATTACGAGGATAAGAACAAGGGAGTCGACTTCTATGCCAAACACTTACTCCAGGATCGTGGATGGTTGTATCACACTATTTTTCTTCCTCATGATAGTGTTAAGCGCGATGCTCTTGATACCAATAATACTTATGAGCGCGATTTTCGCAGGCTTTTTTCAAGTACTAATACACGTTTTCACGTGCTTAAAAGAATGGATAAACAACTTTCTATTTCCCACGCAAAAATTTTAATGGATAGATGCGTTTTCAACGTAAGCCGAGTTAAACCTTTTCTAGA